ATTTTCCAATACAGGCTAGGTCAACTGCTGCTGGACAATGTGCTCAATTAAATTACAATTTTCTTGATACTGGAGTTGCACAATATTTTGCAATAGGTGCTGGTTTAGTAAATAGTCAAACAACTTTTAGATTACAAATTTTTAACGCCAACTCAACTTATGTAAACGCTACACAGGTTACAAGTACTGTTCCATTTAGTTGGGGTTCTGGTGATATTATTCATATTTACGGTTCATACGAGGTGGCATAATGACTAAAGAAGAATTAGTAGCACAATGTCTTGCAGATAATCCTGTAATGATTCAAACAACTAATGATATTGAACGAGAACTATCAGAAGAAGAACGCATTGAGGCAGCAAATGCTTGGGCAGATATGCGACTAGAGCAGATTGCTTATGAGGCAGAACTTACAGCACAAGCAGCAGCAGAAGAAGCAGCCAAGCAACAAGCATTTAATGATGCCGTAGCAGCAGCCGTTGCTGCAGCATTGGCAGCACAGACACCTGCTACTACAGCAGAGCCAGTAGTAGAAGAATAACTAATAAGGGGACACAATGATAAAACCAAATGAAACAGTATCTATTGGCTGGTGTGACAATGGTATGGTTGATGGAAAGTTTACTGAAGGAATAATATCTATAATACTTGCTGGTGCTAACAATGGTATGCCTATTGCCAGTTCTATTAGAGTTCAAGGTAATCAGATAGCCAGACAAAGACAGTCTTTATTAGACCATTGGTATGATAAGACTAAGACTGATTGGTTACTATGGGTAGACTCAGATGTAGTTGTAGATATGAATATCTGGAAATTACTACACGATACTGCAGATAAAGATACACACCCAATGGTTAGTGGTATCTACTTTATAGCCAAAGATAAAGATGGCAGTATCCCAGTATTTATGCCAGTCATCTTTGATGACATAGATGAATATACAGTTAAGTATCATCATCCACTACCACCTAATCAAGTACTTAAAATTGATATGGCAGGTATGGGATTTGTAGTTATGCACCGTGATGTAGTAACTAAACTACGTGAGAAGTATGGCAACGAAGTTTCTTTGTTTGCCGAGAATGACCAAAAGAATGATAAGTTTGTAGGGGAAGATATATCTTTCTTCCGTAAATGTAAGGCTGCAGGTATTCCGCTACACGCACACACTGGTGCAATAGCAAAACATATGAAGACCACTGCGTGGGATATGGATTTATACGCACTGTTCTGGTCTATGCAGCACGTTAAGGACCAATTAAAGGCTAAGCAAACACAAGGAGAGTAAATGGCAGGTCGTGATTTAACCGAAGGTCGTGCTAGTCAAGCCATTGCCGTTGATGTTGGTATTGTATCTACAAGTCAATACTGGCAGAATACATCTGACTCTTATGATGTAGCCGTTGGTGGACAACCATTCTTCTATGCTATTAGTGATGCACGCCCATACACTAGGCAAACAGCACCTTACAATAAGGATAAGTTTGACAATAGTACAGAGCCAGGTGAGCAATCACTTACTGGTTGGTGGCTAAGAAGTCAATCATCATTTCATGGTGGTACTGGTATTAAGTTCTATGACCCATCTGCTGGTGAGATTACAGCGCATAGGTTTACTGATAGTAAGAATGTTAATGTCTGGACCAAAGGTGAAGCAACTCTACTTAAAGATGTTAGTATTGGACACGTAACTACACATCCAATTGATACAAATAATGGCCGTTCACTACAGCAATTACGTTCTATTAAGTGGAACGGAACTGATGGTGTACTACTACATGATGGTTATGATGTAGATAAGATTGACTCTAGTGGTGTTGAAACACATTATATTAACTACAATGCTGGTGCAGATGACAAGGTTTATGGTATCTGTGATGATGGTGTTAATGCCTATTGGGTAACAAATGACACTGGCCCTGCTGGTAAACTAGAGGTTAACAAGAAGGTATTAACAGCAGATTCAAGTACTGCAGCAACTGTTATGTTTACTGCTGTAGGTATTACAGTAACTAATGCGGTTATGGAATATGTTAAAGACCGTATTGTTATGGCTGCTAATAATAAAATCTATGAGTTTTCTTCTTCAGCATCTTCATTACCTACTGCTGTGTACACTCACTCAGATACAAGCATAGTGTTTACCTCTATTACAGAGTCTGGTCCTGCTATTTATGTTGCAGGTTATAGTGGTATTCAATCTTCTATATTTAAGTTTACCCTTAACACAGCAGGTGTTATGCCTACCCTTACTACAGCCATTACTGCAGCAGAGATGCCAGTTGGTGAGAAGATACATAAAATTTATTACTATCTAGGTTATATGATGATAGGCACAACCAAGGGAATTCGTGCAGCAGTTGTATCTGACCAAGATGGTTCTATCTCTTATGGTCCACTTATTGTGGAAACCACTCAGCCTTGCTATGACTTTGCTGCAAGAGATAGATTCGTATGGTGTGCAACTAGCGTAGGCGGTGAACCTGGAGTTGTTCGCATAGACCTAGGTAATGAGATAGAAACTTTACGCTTTGCTTATGCTAATGACATCTACTACACAGGTGTATCTGGCGTAAAAACTACATCTTGTGCATTCTTAGGTGAGACTAACAGACTAGCATTCTGCACAGAAGCAGTTGACCAGAAGTCAGTAACCAATAAAGAACGAACTGGAACTACAGCAACTATTACATCTGCTGCTCATGGTTATGTAGCAGGAGATAGAGTTTATGTTATAGGTGTAGATGCAACCATAGATGGTGACTGGACTATTACTTCAGCAACTACAAATACAATTACTTTTACAACTACAACATCAGGAAACATTGCATCAACTGCAGTAACTGCTGGTTTTGTTGGTAAGCCTGGCTATTCTTATCTTGAATCAGCCTCTACCCTAGCATCAACTGGATATATAACTACAGGTAATATTCGTTATGGAACACTAGAGCCTAAGAACTTTAAACGTTTGCTTGCTCGTGGTAATTTTGATTATGGTTCATTAGTACTTGAGACTGTAGATAAAGATGGCATAGAATATGACCACATTACCTATGAGGCTGGAGTAACAGCAGTTGAGGTTGGTACCAACAACCCTGATACAGCCCAAGAGTATGTAGCCTATAAGTTTGTTTTTAATCGTGATGCTACAACTACTAGCCTAGGTCCTATATTTAAAGGTTATCAAGCAAAGGCTACTATTGCTACACCTAGACAAAGAGTTATGCAGTTCCCTGTTTACTGTTTTGATATAGAAACAGATAGATACAATGTTGTATCTGGCTATGAAGGTAAGGCATTAACACGACTACAACTACTAGAGAATGTTGAAGAAAATGGCGATGTTGTTACTTGGCAAGACCTTACTACTGGCGAAAGTCGTCAAGTAGTTATTGAACAAATATCATTTACACGTATGACTCCACCAGACAAAAGGTTTGATGGCTTTGGAGGCGTAATTGAAATTACGATTAGGACCGTATAATGACACCAACTGATTGGGCTGGATTAGCCGTAGCCGTAACCACACTTATCGGAGCACTTACAGCAGGAGTTAGATGGATGGTAAAACATTATCTTGCTGAACTTAAACCGAATGGTGGCTCAAGTTTGCGTGATAAAGTCAATCAGTTAGACGACAAAGTAGAGTTCTTAACAGAGTTAATAATACAATCACTAAAGAAGTAGGGACAAATGAACGTAGTAGATATAGCCAAATCTCAAATTGGATATACTGAGGTAGGCAAAAATAATGACAGTATGTATGGCAAGTGGTATGGATTAAACAATAATCCTTGGTGTGCAATGTTTGTATCTTGGTGCTTTGATAAAGCAGGAATGGTATCTAAGGTAGCAGCACAAACTAAAAAAGGATTTGCTTCTTGTGATGCAGGACTTAAATGGTTTACAAAACACGGCAAGGTAGTTCCAGTTGGTAAGGCTCAACCTGGTGATATAGTATTCTTCCAATTCGATAATGACGCACAGGCTGACCATGTTGGCATATGCGAAAGCAACGATGGAAAGAAGTTCCTTACGGTCATTGAAGGTAATACTTCTAGTGGCAATAAAGGAAGTCAATCAAACGGAGATGGTGTGTATCTTAGGAAACGTGCCTACTCCCTAGTAATGGGCGTAGCACGCCCTTAAGGATGGATATGAATACAAAAAAAGTAAAAGCAATTGTTGCAAGTTATGCTCGTGCTGCAGTAGCAGCCGTGCTTGCTCTATACCTTGCTGGCACAACTGACCTAAAGACCCTAGCCATGGCAGGTGTAGCAGCCGTTGCAGGCCCAGTTCTAAAGGCATTAGACCCATCAGCCACAGAATTTGGACGTGGAAGTAACTAATTATATACCCTAAATCGGGCTTTAAATGCCCTTTATAGACACAAAGAACCCCCGCCTTAGTAGATATACTAGGAAGCGGGGGTCTTTTTTTGTTTTCTAAGCAGTTCCCCTCTACTTAGATAACTCTTGCACCACTTGGAGGATTTTATCTGGTCGTATCAAATAACCCTTTGACGGATTAGGTTCTATATTACAGGTAATAGGATGGCCATACATAGTAAGGGCACGCCGTAAATGTTCTATTGGTACTATCAATACAGTTCCTTCTAATACAAATGCCCAGTACTCAGCCTTAGTTGAAGAGATACCAGATGGATACCACTCTTCATTATTGTGTGACCAGCACACAGTTTCTATATATAAGTTACCAGTGTTCTTCCACTTTAAATCTGTTTTAACTTCTATGGTTTTGCCATTAGTTAGTAGTTGATTAACTAACGACTCGCCTTCATGTCCTACTGATAGGTCTAAATCAAAGTCAGACAGTTTGCTCATAAGTCACATCAATAAACATAGATGCAGGAAGAACTGTTTTACCAATTATTCCATGCTTACTTCTATATTTATCCCTTTCTTCTTTGCTAGTGCCTGCCCATAATCCATGGACTAGGTTCTCTATTGCATAATCAAAACATTCTTTTTGCACTGGACAATTGTTGCACATTTTTTTAACATAATCAACATGCCCATATCCCCCACCTTTTTCTTCAGTAAAAAATAATTCTACATCAATGCCAAGGCATGCTGGCGTATCACTAAATCTCATTATCCTCCTGTTGAATAAAAGCCACTTCCTTTAAAGTGCACTGGTGTAGAGGACCATATACGAATCATAATATTTCCGCAAGAGGTACAGAATGGTGCAGCAGAATCATTAGTTTCTATTACTACTGTGCAAGTCTTGCATTCAAAATCATAGTGTGGCATTAGTCGCAATCCAATCCTACTTCATCTATTGGTGTAGGTAAAGTGACTAATGAACCACAACTAACACATTCACCATCTAGAAAATAGAAGGCTATCTCTCCACTTTCAAAGGCTACTATAGCGGTAAATAGTTCTGAACCACACACACAGATATCTCCTATTGGATTACCACGCAGGTCCATAGCGTTGCTGTAATCTTTTTTAAATAAATCTTTTATCTCTTTAGGATTCTCTTGGCTCATCATCTTCTTCTGTCTCTATGTTATCCATATCCACATATGTTCGCCATCCACCTAGATGTCTGATTAAAGAATTAACTGCACGGGTAACTCGCATACGTGCACCATCAGCAGATGTATTTAATTCTTTGCCTAACTCATTCCACTCGCAGTTATCTACCGTGAATCGTAGCCTTAAAATATTTTGTTTTGCCTCTGCTAACTGATTGTATGCTTTCTCTATGTCTGACCGTAGAACTAGCCAGTTGTTTCCGTCTGTGATTTCGCCTTTGCCCATCTTAAAGTTAAGGTCTTTTATCTTGCTAGGTATCTCGTAACTACCTGCAATAATAGATGGCAAAAATGCTTCTATAACTGAAGAGTCGTAATAATATAAATCAAGTAAGTCATAACCTGACTTCTGGGATTTTTCTTTTTCGCAATGCTTTAATGCTGCGTTGCGTAATGATTTAGCAATTAGTTTTTCTTTATCTTTGGCTGGTAATTTAGACCACTCTTTGTATTTAACTGGATGTGTAACAAACCATAGCCATAATATTTGTTTGATATCCTGTGGCTCAACCATCGGATATCTTTTAGAATACTCGGAGGCAAGGGAGGATACAAGCAACTGATATTCTTGTACCCATTCCTCACTCATACTTTAATCTGTGCCTTTCCACTGTCCTCTTTGTACCAATAGTCCTATTATAGCATAGTTAGCCAGGTCTATAAGGGTGTCTTCGACTGACTCATAGTTCGGCGTGTTGCCTGTATCTATTAGGTTATTTAGCCTTGCTAACTTGTCATGCATCCTAACTCGTAGTCCATTCATAGCCCCGCCTGGAGCGTGGGCTATATTAAATGAGCCGTAGTCTTGTTGTTTCTTTAACAAGATGGCTGTTAATTCGTTTGTAATTGTATCTACATCACCTGGATTCTTCATCTAATATATCCTTAATGTTAGTATCGAATTGTTCCATTGCTGCTGCTACTTGTATTTCATCTGTAAACTGTTTGCCTTCTCCTATACTGCTGGCATAAATAACTGTGCCTAATAATGTTAACATACGCATAGCACTGTCTGGTTCTTTTTCTATAGTTAAATAGATATCTCGTAGCGCATTTAATATATCTAGCCCTTGGTTATCTGATACTGATAAGCCAACCATACGTCTATTTTCTCCTACAAAATCCCAGAACTTTTCATCATTATCCCAGACATTTTCTAATTCGCTCATCTATCCACTCCTTTCCTTCTTGTACTATGATGCTATTTACATCATGTCCTTCTGGCATTTGTAAAAGATTAACATTACCTAGTTCTCTGCTTAGTTTCTTACCAAACTCTAAGCCTGCATTGTCACCATCTGCTAACACAATTACTACTTCAAAGTCATCTAATATCTTTCCATAGTATGGCTTCCAATTATTAACCCCAGGTATACCAATAGATGGATGTCCAGTCTTAGATGTTAAGACAACTGTATCTAACTCACCTTCAGTTACACATATATAATTACCTGCAGTTAGAACTGCCTGAGCGTTATACATTGTAGTCTTAGCACCAGGCACACCCATATATTTAGGTTCATCTGGATGGTTGTTAACACTTCTAAATCTAATATCAACAACACCTGATGGTGTTATATAAGGAATTGCTAACCTACCTTTATATGATTCATGTCCAGGTAATGGGTCTTTAACTATCCCTAGATGAAATTTCATTCCCTCTTCTACCGAGAGATGTCGGGTTGAAAGATACTCTGCTGCTAAATGAAGATGCTTTGCGTATTCCTCCGCTGCCTGGTAAAGATATGTCCTCTGCGAATTTGAGAGCCTCACTATAACTACCTCCTTGTCTATGTATAATTAAATCGTATACGTCACCTTTTACTTCACAACCAAAACATTTAAATCTATTCTCATCATAATTAATGGCTGCTGATGCATGCTTATCGCCATGGTATGGGCACTTCATCTTGCGCCAACCATGCCCCACGGCTGGCAGGGTGGCGCCTATATGTTCTAAGTAGGCAGCAACACTGTGCTTATCCATAGTAATAATCCTATCATTTCTTGTTGAAAGTATGTTAGTAATATTAATAGTTCACTTATCATTTAAAATCTTTCTGATTAATTCTATCCATATTTTTGCTGGCATTGTGGCATACCATTCTCCTACATCTCCTTTACCTATCCGTTTGTGTAAGACTACACCTGTCCATGCATTATCATTTCTTATCTCTACCTCTAGTTCTTTTACCCATGCTGATAGGTCTAGGCGATAGTGATTCTTTACTTCTATAACTACACCATTAACTCCTGCTATATCTCCTTTATCTAACTGAGAACCTGCAATCCTACGTTCTGCATAGGGGAACCATTTCTTTAACCATTTAACTACATCTGCTTCTGCTTTGGAACCCTTTGCTTTGCGTGGATTGCTCATCCTAACTCCTGTTGCTGTGGCATATAACGAATCATAACATCATCTAGATGCATAGATTCTGGGTTGAATGAAAGAGTAACATAGTTGTTACCTGTTTGGTCTGCTTTACCATAACGATTTTTAACTGGGGCTACACATAAGAAGTTGTCATCTCCTTGTTTCATCTGCCCAATAGTTAATACCATTGCTGGTATCTGATTAACTAAACCTTGAACTGCTGACCGTGGCTGACATGGATAGTTTTCAAATCCTTCTTTGGTATGGTGTAGAACTAGAACTGCAGCATTAGTATCTCTAGCCAAATACTTTAGTTCTTTCATTGCTGCACGCATGCCCTGAAATTCTTCGTGTCCATCCATTGCTATGTCCATTAAGTTATCTACAACAATAAGTGTAGGACTTCTGCCCCATACTGTTTCGAATGCAGATACTTCTTCATCTAAATCTTTAAGTGTAGGTGTAGATTCAAATGACCAGAATAAATGGTTGTTAAGTAATAGTATTTCATTTGCTTTTTCTGGGTCTTTCTTTAATAAGTTCTCTGCCATTTGTTGACTCATGTTACCTGCCATTGCGATTAAACGCATAGCCATAGTGTGAGCATTAGTATCTGCACTGAAGTAAAGTGTTGGCAGTTTAGTTCTGGCTGCAATTGCTAGTGCAACTGAGGATTTACCTGCACCTGGGGTGCCTGCTATGACTGTTACTTCTGCTCTGCGTAGTATGATTCCCGCTCTTTCAAAAGCCTGAAAAGCAGGGGGCAATGGTTCGCCCCCCACTTCTGCTTTCTTTATAGAGCGTCTAAGTGTTTTCACTTAACCTGTTCTGGAACGAATGTGTTCCATGCTGCATCAGTTGTTTTGAGATAAACATTCTTACATTTATCAAACGCACCTTTAGGTGCTGGGCAGAAATAACCACGATACATAGAACCATCTTTACCTGTTCCTTGTATTGCTGTCATCTTTCCATGTGGACAATTGCGTCCACCAAGCGTAGTAGTTGAGTTATCTATTGGGCTGATACTGGCGCCTAGTGCTGATGCAACTTGTCCTACTGTCATAGGTGTAGGTATTGTGCCACGAATTGCTTTTTCTAGTTCTGTTGTGGCTGATGTAATTGCGTCTAGTCCTTGTGCAACAATGTTGTCTAGTTCTGTTCCGTCACTTGCACGGACTGTTACTAAACTACCTGCTGCTGTCTTGATTGTTATACTGATTGGTGCTTCTGAGTGAGACATGTCTCTCCTATTCGAATGGAGTAGCAAGACCTTTTTGGTCTCGCCATTTTCTTACTTTCATAGAGAATTGTAAACCTTTAAAGCCTTCTTTAATATCTATCCACATTAACTTGCATGTGCCTGTCCCTGCAGGTAGATGGATAATGATTGCTTTGTCTTTGTTTACATCACCCCATGTGCCACGGGTTGCCGTTGCACTATCATACGGCAAACCGTTGGCGTATATAGCCAACTGTATTGCTATGTTATTAGGATGGTCTACTCGACCAGTCTTAATATCTGCAACAAACAACTCGTTTTTATACTCAACAATTCTGTCTGGTGTGCCAGCAATTTTAAATTTATCTAGCACACAAAACTGTTCTATGAACTTATTGTTGAGAATCTTAGTTGCTTCTTCGTAAGCCTTTATATCTGGTGCCCATTGCGGTGGGACTATACCTAAGTCTTGTCCTAAGTCTAGTCTTTCTGCAAATGAATGTATGGCTGTGCCTATGTTTGCTGCTTTGTTTGCGCCTGCTACTTCCATAGCATCTTCAATCAAAGAGTTAACTGCCATCTTATCATCTTGTGCTGCTGTAATTGATAGCAATATATCTGGCCGTGTAGTTAATCCAATTGCTGCCATCCGCATTTTCCAGGCGGTCAATGCTGAGGCATCATCTAATGAGTTAGCAATTGTAGTTGCTCTTGTATAGGCAATTGCTTTACCACCTGTTGGTGGAATTATCAATGGCCTACCGTATCTATCTCTATCTATTTCTACCTTTGCCATGTTCTCCTTTATGAGTCAGCCCTGAGAAAGGAGATAGCCGAAACCAGGGCTGCTCAAGATTAGTATATCACATTAGGCTTCAGGATAGCACGACTCTACCGTGAGGTCATCTACCCATACATCACCATCAACCGTTAGATTAATTTCAAATGCATCTTCAATTATCTCACGGGCTGCCTCAGCATTAGGTGCTTCCACACCTGTAACTGTGGCTGTGATAGTAACTGTTGCAGACCATGACTTAGTTAGTTCATCACTACCTATATCTTTAAGTAGACTATTGACATCGTCTACTTCACATACTATTTCATGATGGTCTGTTTCATATCTAGCCTGGAAGAATTCTTTTACATCAAACTGAGTGCTCTTTAATTTGCGTTCAACTTGCACTAGTTCTGTTCTAAGATTTTCTTTTTCTTCTATCAATCTAACTAATGAATCATTGGTAAAGGTATACTTAGTATCCTTTACTTGAATAGATATAGTTGGCTCTGTGCCATCTACCTCTGTGTAATACATTGTCATGCTATCTCCTATTCTTGTAGTAACCACGGTTCAAGGTGGTGTCCTTCCACGATGGCGTGGGCAGGCGCTGAACTCTGGCCACGCCAGAGTATACCTTTAGGTAGTTCTATTTGTCTATTATAGTTCTCTTCATTGCATGCTTCTATAGCATACAAACAAGGTTGTAACATTGTTAATGGCACTGGTGGGTAATGATTACCTTGCAGATGCATTGCTATTTGTTGGTCTAATGGTATGGTTGTTAGTGCTAAATCTTGTGCAAAATTACCACCCATTATACCATTTCCTTTTGTTTATTTAATTCATTGGCCATATCTTCTACTATTTTGTAGGTATCGCCAACAAATGCTGGTGGTGGAACTTGAACTGTTGTTCTTGTAAAGCGTTGTTCATTATACCATTTACTCCATGCAGAAAAACGAACAACTATATGTTGATGAGATTTTACAAAACCTTTAGCCAAACAAGCATCATGATAATGTCCGCCTGGACTTGTAGTTATATAGTAATCCATTATACACCTAACAATTCTAATGCTCTGGTCTTAATGTTGTCACTGCTGCCTGATATAGCACGCAGTGCTAAGTTCTTACCTTTTGCATTGTAGTCAGCCCATTCTATAACTGCTTGCCACATACCGAACTGTGTGTTCCGTATGTTCTCTTGTGTAGGAGAGGCAGCATAGATATTGAATGCTGTTTCTCTAGCCTGGATAGCACGAGTATATTGTTTCTTTTCACCTGTAGATAGTAAGTCATATCTAACTTCTTCTATTTTGGTAGGTAATGGAAACACACGCTTGAAATAATTCTTTGCATGCTCGTGGCTTGCCTCTTTGGCAAGCAACATATCTGCTAGTTGTGTGTAGTCATTAGCCATATCATAACTTAATTGAATGATATTACTTATCTCTGATATAGATAACTTAGCATTAGTTGTATGGCTCAATTGATAAGTATACTTGTTCTTGCCTTTGTATATCTTATTGATTTGATTCATACAAAATAAACGCTCAATGATTGGCCTGATGATTACTGAACTACTACCATCATGACTAGTCTTGGCTAGTAAGAATGCTGCATGTGGGTCATTGGCTATGGTCATTTCCATTGGAGTTTCCATTAACATCCAGACTTTACCACCGCCATCATACTCACCTGCTGCTGCATATCTCATGCCACTAGAATCAATTAAGTTATCTAGTGCGCCAAAGATTTCTGCATTCTGAAATACTTTGTAGCGATTACCTACTACACCTATGGCTGATGTCTCACCCATTGGTGTTGTTTTAATAACTGCTTTCTTGTTTTCTACTGGGATGCGAGTAACTGATTCGTTGCCTGGTATCTGGTAGTTAGCCTCGATATCATGTAGTGATACTGACCAATCTAATCCTGCTTGACTGGCTACCTCACTGGCTGATGTAGCCTCTACTGCTACACCTGCTTTGTGCCACGCAGCCTTGCGTGCTGTGCCATGTATTAATGTATCAGTTGTCATTGTCTACCTCATAGATATTATTTAAAATACTATCGTGTAGTTTGACTGCCATTTCTCTCATCTCTGAGACTGGCCATTGTGCATCATACACACGCTTTAGTAGTTTTGCTAATGAATATTCTGGATTAGTTTCTAATACTTTACCAAGAAATTCTTTAGCATAATCTTTTTCATCTGCTTCATATAGATATGTAGTAAATACGGTAGCAATTGGAATGCATTTATCTTTAGTAATAACATTGCCAATAACCGATAGATAAGTTCCAATATAATCTGTATCTTTTTCAAGGCGTAAACCCATAAGAAAGTCACGGATTTGAACATTGTCATTAGTAGCAATGGCTACCTCTGCTATATGTTTGGCTGATGGAACAACTCCATCTGCTATATTATCAATTGCTTTACGAATGTCCTCTACTATACGGACATTTGTATCACGGTCAAATGGATTATACTTACCATCCAACTCATTGATTTCTGCTTTAACATCCTCTCGCAGAAACTCTGCGCTTAGGTCTAGCATTTTATCTCCTTTGTTTGAGGGCGCTCCGCCCCTATTGGCGGCGCCCGATACTATAGATATCTGGCTATTGAATTGTAAGTAGATGTTGATACTGTTTCTTCATCTGTTAGTTGAAGGATACGAATAGCATTTGATATCTCTTCTTTCATCTCACGATAAGAGTGTTGATTCATTACCTCTGATTCACGTTCAGGTTCAGTAGGAAACTCACTCTGTTTAACTGTCAAATCAAAATCAACATTGAGATTGTTATTCCATTGACGATAGTTAGTGCGTATGTTTTCTGCTTTTGCTATATTATCCATAGCAAATTTGATTACTTCTTTACGCCATTTTTCCATAGCCTTTTGATATTTTGCTTCGGCTTGGTCTTGTGTTGTGTAGTCAAGTTCTAACTTGGCTAATGCTTGCTGTAATGCAACGATTACCTTTTGTGTAGGTATCTTTACATTAATTGTCCTGCCATTTCCTCGTGCCATGTATCTCCTTTGTTAGTTGTTGTGTCCCGTGTTCGCGGTGGCGGGACCACCCACAAGGAAGGCTGTTAGTTAGTTTTAGCCTTGCGATTTCCTACCTTTAGCGCTGGAGTGCATAGGTAGAAACTTAATACCATCCTTTGGCACGCCAATGTGCCCATGCCTTAGATGGTTTTTCGTAGCGGTGCTGGATATAAGCCAGTCCCCGCTCAACTTGCAGCGGGGCTGGCGTGTGTGGTTTAGTGTTAAGAATTTGTGCTATGCCATACGCAGTGGAATCAGGGTTGTCTGCATGCTGTTGCCATCCAGATTCTTTGCCCCAAAGTTTTGCGAGTGCTCTCCACTCAGACTTGTTCCAATGTGGATACTCCCATTTCATTAATGCTTTGGCGTATGCTTTGGCCATTGCTGGTGTCCACAAAGATGTGTTTATGCAGTTGTCCTGCAATTGAACTGCTACTGCTGCTGCCATTGCTGGACTGGGCAAGAATGGTGCTGACAATAGCGCTAGTAGCCAACTTAAAGACCCTGCTAACAATCTCTTCATTTAATAATCCTCCATGTGATATATCCAAAGAGTAGTAAGAATGTCCAGGATTGTGATGGTGTGAGGTATGAATTCGCAATGACTTGTTCAATCATCTCACCCTGATAATCTCTTGGCTATGCTTGATACCCGTATCAAACTCTAACACATGCCACTCGGATGGGTCTTCAAGGGCATCATCGCCTGCTCTATCTACATTTATATGTGTAGTTCGGCATCTAACTTTGGCCATAATCCACACGGTATGCTCCCATTGTGGGGTATCTTCTTCAAGCATTGGATTCCTCCTCATTCTTTAGAAGGTCGTTGACTGAAGGTTCTGGTGTTTCCCATAATTTACGAGGAGCATTGCCAATTAACTCATCGTATACATCTAGCATATCTAGCATGGCATATGCGAAGGCTTCTTTAATTTTGAGCAGTTCTTCTCTGTTTCTCATTGCTATCTACCTTTCCATCTTGCGTCTGGCTGCGGTTGCATTACTCATACGCTGAATGATTTCATTCTGTGTCTTGATTATATAAATGCTATAGCCAATAGTCAAGATGCTAGTAAAAAGGGCTATCATAATACCTATCATTGTTCCTGTGTCTAGATACATTACTTGCCTCTTTTCTGGGCACGGATAGCCAACTTGGCTGGACTATACCCACTTATGGTCTTGCCTGTTTTCTTTTGAACCTTTGGCTTTTTCTTATAAGCCTTACCGTTTTTTCTATCAGTTGTTGCCATGCTATCTCCGTTCGACTCGTAGTTATCCAATGAACCTACTTTGCGGCTCCATAAAATAAAAAAAATATAGTGGCAAGGTGAGGCAAAATCCCCACCTTGCCTGTTGCTTAATGTTCTAAGCAACCCATATATTTATTGATTTGATAATGGCATGTGCTACAAATCGTAGCCCATGATGGTAAAGCAAGATAAGCATTTAGTTCATCTTGCTTGAACATAGGGAAGACATGTTTGCCTAGAAATAACCAACCAGGAGGACGGTCGGTTATATCGTATGCCCCGTCTAGGTATTCGCCATCACGGTTAGTCCATTGATGGCCATACCCTTTCTCATCGGGGATATCAATAGAGAGAGAAGGTTCGGATTCCTGCTCACTTCTATTAATCTCTTGAAAGTCTAGAGCATATTGGGCACTAGAACCTTCTTGTAATAGATTACATTCTACGCAATACTCATCACGAGTATCCAGCGATGTGGCTGGATTCTCGTGTGAGCATGAGAAAGACTGCGTAGAAGATGACAAAGCAAATGATGTCATCGGTTGGTTGGTTAGGCCAGTGCGATATCGGTGATTACAAGGTTGTCATACCAAGTGCCAGGTTTTTTGCCAGCCTTGGTTTCCATGTAGCCATTGATATTGACCACTGCGTCTGAGGTATCTACAAGGTTTTTGCGGATGAACTCAAGGTGGTCGGGATTAGCAGTTGTTACGATGCGTGAAGCAACGAAGACGGATTGGTAGGAACCGTCTGGTTGAGCAACTGCTCTGGTGTCAAGGATACCAAGATTGAAACGGTTCTTGTTATCCCAGACCTTGTTAACACGGGCATTCTCAAATGAGAACTTATTCATGACTATCTCCTTTACACTAAGGGACTTTTCCCCTAGCACTAAGCGCAGGGGAAAATCCCATGCGGTAACCAGATACATTCTGATTACAAAAGCCAGACCATCAGGCAGGAAGGAATTGTCAAGCAGCCTTTCCGCTTGACAAGGAAGGAATGCCTGATACTAAACCTAACATTAACTGAGGCCCCAGTTTGTTGAAGCATGGGCCGAAGACTGTAGTCCTGCCAGCACGCTTCTATACTGTATAGTAGGTAGCGGTAGCAGACTAGGGTCAACGCGTATTGACCCCAGAGTGATTAATGGTGAGTAGAAGCAGTATATGTATCTACATAAAAGATTTTCCCGTACAGTGTTCACAGTCCTTTGCTATACCAGTTTGTCCTATTTTATACTATTTTTGGGCAGGCTTTAAAAATAGTTCTGGCCAAAAGCGTTCGTTTTGGCCTGTTGAACGGATTAATACTATATAGAGGCTGTTTCTTTTTTACAGTAGCAAGTTCTTCAGGAACTTGCGTTACAGACTGTATCTACTACCTGTTACTAACTGACAGTAACTGAATGAAAACGGGACAGGACTATGAGTTTTAATAAAGGTACCACTAACCCCAAAACCCTTGCGATGGCAGAGGCAAAGGCTAAAGTTCTAGCCTTGGTGGCCGAAGGCCACTCTGTCCATAAGGCTATGGAAGTTTGTAATAAGAAACCCGACACCGTAAGAATCTGGTGTCTGAGAGATAAAAAGTTTGCCGCTGACCTAGCCGAGGCTAAGGAGACCGCAAAGGATGCTTCCCTTGCATCCCTAGGTATCCCAAAAGAAGAAATAGACTTTCCTAGGTTCTCCGAGATATTTTTACAACAGAGGGTGTTCCCTCACCATCAAGATTGGATTGACCTACTAGAAGATAGAGAGCCTTCATGGCTCCACCCTAGTATGGTTTACGAGAAGGGTGACCCAGCCCGTCTCTTGGTTAACGTGCCACCTGAGCACGCCAAGAGTACAGTCATCACCGTAAACTACTCCACATATCGTATCGCCCTCAACCCCAATATCCGCATCATCGTGGTTTCGAAGACGTTAATCAAAGCACGCGAGTTCGTGTACGCAATCAAGCAGAGACTCTCCCATCCGAGATGGTTAAAGTTGCAAACAACTTTTGGACCTGAAGGGGGATGGAAAGAAGACTCAGATACTTGGCGAGTTGATACAGTCTACCTTGGGGGCGATGCCCGAAATTCAAGCGAGAAGGACCCAACCATCCAAGCACTTGGTATGGGTGGACAGATTTACGGAGCCCGTGCTGACCTCATCATTCTTGATGACTGCATCACTACAGCAAACGCTCATGAGTTTGATAAACAAATCAACTGGTTACAAAAAGAAGTTATTACCCGTTTGGGTAAGAACGGTAAGTTACTAATCGTAGGGACACGAATTGCACCGCAAGACTTCTATAAAGAACTCCGCGAGGCCAAGCACTGGTCTGGTGGTAAAAGCCCTTTTACTTATATGGGCATGCCTGCTGTTTTGGAGTATTCAGAAAAGCCTGAAGAGTGGAAGACGCTCTGGGGTAAATCGGACGTTCCGTGGGATGGGGATTCTGAGACACCTGACGAAGAAGGACTCTTCCCGAAGTGGGACGGCAAAGCATTATTCAGAAGACGTAGTGAAGTAACACCATCAACATGGGCGTTGGTTTACCAACAAGAAGATGTCCAAGAAGATTCTATGTTTCCTCCTGCGATTGTCCAAGGTTGTATTAATGGACAGCGCAAACGCGGACCGCTGAAAGCGGGTTCCGTAGGACATCCCTCGCACATTGAGGGGTATACAATAATAGGGTTTGACCCCGCAATGGGCGGGAATGCCGCGTTTGTGGTAACTACCTATAACAGATATGACAGCAGAATATATGTTCTTGACTGCATCAATATGTCAGAACCTACACCACAAAAGATTCAAGAAATCATTGAGCACTTGGTTGATAAATACAGACCACAAGAATTACGAGTAGAAATTAACGCTCATCAAAAAGCCTATGCTTTAGATGATGATTTAAGAAATTGGCTTGCAGCGTATGGGTGCCGTTTAGAATCTCACTTTACAGGTAAGAACAAATGGGATTCCAACTTTGGTGTAGCAGGTATGTCTATGCTAATGGGAACTCTACGAGATGAGAAGTTCCAAAAAAATAACGTTATTGAGTTTCCCTCTACGGAACACTCAGAGGGTATGAAAGCACTAGTCCAACAGTTAATTACTTGGAAGCCTAATACTCGAGGTAAGACTGACTGTGTTATGGCTTTATGGTTCACCGTGCTTAGAGCAAGGGAATTCATGGTGCAGACAGGTAACATGCAGAGATATGCAAGAAACCGCTGGGCAACCAGAGCACAAACAGAAAGACGATATTCAGTTAATTTAGACGAAGCCTTTGCAGAGCAATGGCAAGAGATACACGGATAAGGACACAATATGGCAAATCCAATTAAAGTAGTTAAAGCAATAAGCCGTGCCGTTGGTGGCATTACTGGTAAAGGTTCTAAACAAGTAAATCCTATTTATAGAAATACTTCAGGAACAAATAATGTAACAATAATTGGTAATAGTAAAAATGCAACAATTGAAAAATCTAAACAATTGGTTCGCCGTGGTAGAGAAGAAGGTGTACTTAAGTATCCAGCAGATACTGCTAAGGGAACTAAGCGTGGACTTAAGGCCGCTAATGCTAAAGTTTCTAAAAGAAATAAAGATAAAATTGATACTCCAGTTAAACGTATGCAATTAAAAATAATGACTCCCCCAGCACGTCCAAATCGTGTTCGTGGTGGAGATATGAGGGGTTACTAATGGCTACCTCTAGAAAAATGAACCTTGGTAAGACTAAGAAATTAAAAACTTCTCCAGTTGCGCCAATACTTTCTGATTTACTTATTCCTAAGACTCCAGTAGATGTTGCTATGTATGCAGTGCCATGGGCTAAAGCCACTCGTGCTATAGGTGGTATTACTAAAAAAGGTGCTAAGTACGTAAACAAAGTTTATAGAAACATGGGTAAATAATGGCTATTGCAAAGATTGCAAGCATCATTGCTAAGAAACGTGCTGCTGATATTGCTAAGAAAAAAGTAGCAAAGGTATCTGCAAGTCAAGCCAGTAGAGTTGCTAGAGAGCAAATGAAAAGTGTTGGCAAAAAACCTGGAAGAAAAATTTCTAAAAGAACTGGTCTTTCTCAATATGAAAAACAAATGCTCGAAAAAAAATTTCCAATTGAAAGAAAAGAATTTGGACGTTCTCGTAGACCAGAAGATATAAGACGTGGCAGAGCAATTGAGAAAGAACAACTTAGAAAATCTTTACAGCCACCTGCTAAACGTGCTGTAACAAAAGGTAAAGTTACTAACAAAGCAGAGCGTGAACGTCAAAAAGGTACACCAAAAGAACAAGGTTTATATGAAAGAGAGTTTGGTGTAAACTATAAATTAAGAGACGAAATGGATAAACGAGCAATTAAAATTGCTGAGATGAAACGAAAAGAAGCAAAGTCTGATTGGGAAAAACAAGTTAGAGATAGTATTATAAATCCAGAAAGAACTATGCATCCAGGTAAAAAAATTGTAGACCCTACTTCAATTGCAGCCCAAGAACGTGCTAGAAAAATATTAATTCAAGAACTTAGACGTAGGGGTGGAGGCAGGAGATAATGCCTAATCCTAAAAAAGTAATTAAAGTTATTAAAACTGCTAAAAAGGCTGCAAAGAAAAAAGAAACACCTAAACAAAAAACTTATAAAATTCGTGGTGCCCTTGCTAAAAGAGATAGAGAGTTAGAGGCAGGTGACGGTGGAGGTAAAGCATCTCCTGAGTTTATTGCTAAGTTAAGAAAACAAACGTTTCCTCATTTATACGAATAAGGGTAGGTAGATAATTGCTAAGTATTCAACAGATTGCAGCGAGAGTAGATTCTCTTAAAGACCGTGCTGCTGATAGAGATGCAAGGGCACAAGATGTGCTTGCCGTTCGTAAAGGTAAGATTGCATCTGTCTATCCACAATTCTTTCCAGAGGGTGTAGACGCAAACGTAGTTGCAAACTTTATTGATATTGTTGCTCGTGACTTGTCAGAAGTTATGGCACCACTTCCTGCAGTTAATTGTTCAGCGGCTAATCAAGTCAGTGACCGTGCTCGTTCTTTTGCTGACAAGCGTACCCGCATTGCTGCTAATTACTTTGCTCATTCAGATTTACAAGTGCAGATGTACACAGGTGCAGACCATTACATCACATTCGGTTTCGTCCCATTCATCATTGAATTAGACGAAGAGGCAGGGCTGCCGCGTATTCGTGTAGAAAGTCCAATTGGGGCTTACCCAGAGTTTGACCGCTACGGACGCTGCATTGCCTTCGCTAAAAGATATGAACTATCAGTCGCTGAGTTAGTATCCCAATTCCCAGAGTATGAAATGCAATTGTTGGGTAAAGAAGGATATGAACAAAACTTAATGGCAAGGATTGACTTTGTTCGTTATTACGATAAAGACCAATCTGTTATTTATGTTCCTAGCCGTAGCAATCTAGTTCTTTCACAAGCGGTTAATCCACTTGGAAAGATGATGGTTATTGTTGCTAGACGCCCAAGCGTTGACGGTGAAATGCGTGGACAGTTTGATGATGTACTAGGTATCCAACTACTTCGTAATAGGTTCGCATTACTTGCGATGGAAGCAGCAGAGAAATCTGTTCAATCACCAATTGTTGTCCCACAAGATGTTCAAGAAATTGAGTTTGGTGGAGATGCAATTATCCGCACAAACAATCCTGCAGGTGTACGTAGAGTTGAATTACCTATACCTAATGGTGCATTTACTGAACAATCATTACTACAACAAGAATTAAGAACTGGCACACGTTACCCAGAATCACGTACTGGTAATCTTGATGCAAGTATTATTACTGGTCAAGGCGTTCAAGCCCTTATGGGTGGCTTTGATACACAGGTTAAATCTGCTCAGGCTATCTTTGCCTCTGCTCTTAAAGATGTTATCTCGATTGCATTTGAAATTGATGAAACATACTTTGACTTTGATAAGACAGTTCGTGGTGTAGATGCTGGTTCTCCATACAGCATTGACTACAAACCATCAAAGGATATTAAGAAAGATTATTCAGCCGATGTTCGTTATGGCATGCTTGCTGGTCTTAACCCAGCGCAGGGACTTATCTTCATGCTACAAGCATTAGGCGCTAAGATTATTTCTAAAGACATGGTTATGCGTGAACTACCATTTGGTATTAACGTAACTCAAGAACAAGAAAAGATTGAAATTGAAGAAATGCGTAACTCATTACTGGGTGCGTTAGGGGCGTATACTCAAGCAATACCTCAAATGGCTACACAAGGCATGGACCCATCTGACATCATTGTTAAGATTTCAGATGTAATTAAAGCCCGTCAAAAGGGAGTAGCGATTGAGGATGCAATTGAAGAAATCTTCAGACCTGAAGAATTACCTCCTACTGGCGCTACACAGGTTGAGCAAACGTCCCCTGCTCCCGTTGCTCCAGTAGGAGGCATCCCTCCTCAACCAGAGCAAGGTGGTGGATTACAAAGTCTTTTATCTAGTTTGACCGCAGGTGGTCAGGCTAGTGCAAGTGCAAGGACAGTTGTAAGAAGATAGTTTAGAAGGGGACCATGACTGCAATAGTTGGAATACAAGGTAAAGGCTGGGCAGTACTTGGCGCAGATACTTTAACTACTTATACAGACAGACCTTACATTGCTAAGGGATGCGATAAGATAGCAAAAGTTGGTGAGTATTTAGTTGCAGTTGCAGGTGATGCAATTGTAGGAGATATCCTTAATAACTTATGGCAACCACCTAAAGTAATTAAGACTCAAGACCCAGATAGATTTATGATGATTAGAGTATTACCATCTATAAAACAAACTATAATAGATGGCGGATATGACCCAGCACCTAAAACAAAGAATGATGATGACTCAGGTTGGGATGCATTAGTTTGTTTTAATGGAAGGATATATCAAGTTAGCGATGACTATGGATATATGCGAGATGACAAAGGTTTATACGCAATAGGTTCTGGTGGAACCTTAGCACTTGGTGCGTTATCAGCAATGGAGTCTGAAACTAAGACTCATGCTAAAGCATCAGGGGCTGCAAAGAAAGCAATCAATATAGCAATTCAATACAACGTGTGGTGCGGTGGTACCGCTAATGTTAAAACACAATTTACTAAGTAGGAGGAAGTGTGGCACAACAAGGTGGATATAGAAAACCGAATAACCCAGCCCCAGTATCAGGCCCTGGCTCTCTTAGTCAACGTACTGACGGGGGTCCAACACAACCTGCAACCTACATATCAGGATTACCATATGGACAAGGACAAGAGACTTACTCAAACCAAGTAGCAGCACCTATGGCTGGCAATCCAGTTCCACAAATGGAAATGCCAACACCATTGATGGCACCTACTGCTCGTCCTAATGAACCCATTACTACTGGAGTTGATATAGGTGCTGGCGCTGGTTCAGAGGTAATGCCAAAATTGCCTAATCCTTCATATACAATTCAAGACGTAATTAGAAATTTAATACCATACGACCCATCTGGTGATGCTGAGTTAATATATAGAAGTTTACTTGACGAAGGGTACTAATGGCATATCGTCTTAATCCAATAGTAGCCAAGGCTAGTCCAAACCTTTATGCTGCTGCTAAATCCGCAAATATACCTATGGAACAAGGTGCACAACTAGAGCAGTTTAGTTGGACTATTGAAAAAAACAAAAAATTAAATCAATTAAGAATTGATGATGCCCGTAAAGAATTTAATGAACTAGACCCTACTGCTCAAGAAAAATTAAAGTTCTTATTTCCTGAGTCAGATTATCAATTACCAGAACCAGGTGCTAGTAACTATCTTACTGGAGCAATTAAAACTGGATTTAATGTTCTTAAAAGCCCATTAGTTTTATTATTTAAAACTGCTGGTGTTTTTAATAGAGCAATCAATACACCCTATCTGCTAGCACGTCAGGCTGCACAAGGCGAAGGTTTATTTACTAAAGAATCTTTTAGTGATGCTTGGGATGGCCGTAGAGTTTATGACCAGGGAGCATTAACAAATGCTCAAGATTACTTTGGTGTTGAAAAAGTAGAAATAGCAAAAGGTTTAATTGCTGGTAAAAAACCAGGTGAAATTATTGCTAGTGCTGGTGGTGCAGTAAATCAAAAACTACTAGATGCTTTAGAAGAAGCATATAATAATCCAGAGTCATTCCAACAGGTAATGGATGGCGTTAAGGGTGCACAAGTATCTCCAGGTAGAGATATAGCACGCTCAACTGGAATTAAAGGAATCTCTGGTCCTATAGATTTTATATACCAAATTGCAGTTGACCCATTAACTTGGATGACTGGCGGTGCAACCGCTGCTGCTAAGGCAGGATTGTTTGGTCTTAAGAATCAAACTGGTACTCAAATGCGTAAGACTATTGAGCAGTTTGGTGTTGCTGGAGTCAAGGATATATTCCGAGATAACAAAGACGTAGTTAAATTATGGGATGACCAACTAGGTCCTGCTGTTAAAAAACTTAATGATGAGCCAGATGAAATTGCTAAGATTGAAATACGTAATGATATTAAAAGACGTTTTCCTGGTTACAATAATGATGAGGCTATTGATTTCTTAGAAAGAAATAATGTAGTTAATGCTAGCCGTGCTCAGACAGTTTTCTCCAATGTTGAGAATCTTTCTATGTTTATGGCTGGTAGGGTTAGTGGTGCTCAGTTCTTCCGTAATGGTGTAGCAACTGCACGTAATCAACGCAGACTAACCGTTGGTGCTCAGAAGGCATTAAGTAATTTCTTAAATCCTAAATCTGGTACTACTAAAGAAATTGCTAAGTCAGTTGATGAGATATCTAAGTCCCTTATTAAAGCAGGTTCTACCCGTGAGGCTGAGTTAATAGGTCCAGAGATAATAGACTTTACAAAATTTAGCCGTAAAAACCTTAAAGAACGTGTTTCTCTTCTTTTAGCACGTACTCCACAGAATCAAGAGATTAAACTTAATATTACTGACAGAACTCAGTCTATTAAAAGTGCAGATACTTTTAGAAATACTGCACGTCAGGTATTACCTAAAGATTTATCAGAGGCTTTAACTGTTAAGTTTATTAACTCTGAAGCAAATGACCAAGTTGCTATGCTTCGTAGCCTTGATGTTGCAATTATGCAACGTTTAGGAATTGAAGGAACTGAAAAGGGTAGAGAATATATAAAGAGAACCCTTGATGAGAAATATGGTACTTCAGTTGGCGTTGCAGTAACCGAGAAACTAAATGTTCCTATAGGATTTGAGAACATTGTGTCTAAGGCTGGCGTTAAACTAGAAGATAACATAACAAAATTTGACTCACAAGGTATTATTCACCCATTCCAAGAGCGTGGTGCTATATCTACCCTTGATTATCAAGAGTTAGCACAGTATGCCTATGAGGCAAACAGAGGTAAATTAATTTCTGGCATGTTCCAAGGTGCTACAAGCAGCGCTTTGTCAACTGGAATAGTTAATTTCTGGTCTTTGTTCACACTTTTCCCACGTTTGGGTATACGAAGCAGTATTGATGAAGGATTTATTTACTATCTTACAGCCCCTGCTAAGGATTTATTCCAATACTTAGACCGCAAAGGTCATAGAATGGGTAGAATTGCAGCAGCATACTCAGGTTCTAAGAGTGGTGAGCAGTTAAGAGTAAAGATTGCTAGAAAATTAGGCAGACCTACCCCTGCAGATATGTATGACAAAGACGCAAGACTAAAAATAATTTCTGATTATGCTAATTCAATTGGAAAAGAACCTGATTCTTTAACATCTTTAGAGCGTAAACTTGCTCAGGCTGAATACATTACAGAAGCAATGAACAAAAAGGGTGTATTAGGTAAACTAAATGATAATGAAGTTCAGTTATTAATTCAAGCATTAACTTTAAACTCACAATACCTAACAGCAGGTACTAGGTCTATTGCTGCAGGTGCAAGCCTTGTTGGAAGACAGTCTGCTGAGGTAACTGAAGAGATAGTTAACCTAAGTAATTTAGATGTAGCCAGAGGTCTTTTCCCAGATTTAGTTCAAGGCAAGACTGGCAAAAGAATAGATACAGAAAAGTTAGATTCAATTCAAGCCCTTGCTGGCCGTGGTGTATCTTTGGTTCACTTTGAGAACTTTGTTCAACGTTTCTATGGTAATACTAGAAAGAACAAAGGTATTGGTGAAGACCTTAAGTTTAATCCAGTTGCTGCATTTGTGGCAAGTAATGGTTTAAGAACTGAACGTGATTATGTTGGTGCTAAAACTTACTTACTACAACAGGTAGGTCTATCAAAAAATACAGACTTACTAGGTAGATTTGATGAAGATATTATACCTACATTAAGTGCAAATATTACACACTCAGTTAAAGATGCAGAAGCATTAAAGAGTTTCTTGGGCATGACAGCCCATACTAGCGCTTTACGTCTACAAGGACTAGATGATATAGAAATTGCTGAGGTATTAGTAGACCGTATTCTTTTAGATATGCGTCAAACCTTCCATGGTAGTGCAGATAACTTTAATGAAGGATTATTCAATAAGTTAAAATCTACATATGATGACTTGGTTAGAGAAGAATTAGATACTGGAAATAGAATATCTAATAAGGCTCAAAAGGCAGCACAGAAAATAACCTTTGAAGAGTTTGAAGAACTAACTAAAGGATTCCAACCTAAAGGTAAATTGTTTACTACCCTTGAGGGACCAGGTATTTCTGATATGGAAACTGCCTATCAAAAACTTGGTAATAACATGATGGAATTAATGGATAATCAGGTAACTGGTATCCTACGTCAGCCAGTTGTAATGATTAAATATTTAGATGTTCGCAATAAGTATGCTGAAACAGAAAAGCAAATGGCTAGAAAACTTTATCTTGATAGGTTGGCCAAACTTCAAGACGAAGGTAAGGTTATTGGAGAAAAAGTTAAGGGCGAGATTCTTGAAGATACAAGACAGCACGCTCAAAAACTTATAACAGAGATATCTGTTCAAGAGGCAGCAGATTCTGTATTAAAGTTTGTTGATAACCCAAATGTTAGAACTAATTTTGCTGTATCAGTTCGTAATACTGGTCGTTATTACCGTGCTACTGAGGATTTCTGGCGCAGAGTTTACCGTCTTAAAGACATAGCACCAAGAGTTTTATACCGTATGCGATTGATGCATCTTGGTTTAGATGCCGCTGGTGGTGTGTATAAAGATAACAATGGCGAACCATATATCATGATGCCAACAGATAATGTTATATTTGGTGTTGTAGATAAAGCGGTTCGTGTATTCGGACCAGGCGAAGAGAGTTTTAAACAGCCAAAGTTTAATGAGTTTACATTTAAACTAACCTTGGCTAACCCTTCATTCAGCCCAGACGCTGGTATGCCTACACTTTCTGGACCAATTGGTGCATTAAGCGTACTTACTATGAAGTCTTTGCTAGGTAAAGTACCAGCAACAAAGGAATTATCTGAAGAATTAGACAACTATGCACTAGGTGATATAGGCGATGGCATGAATGTAATTCGTGCTTTAGTGCCTTCTTCACTGCAGAAGTTATATTCTATAGTACCTAAAGATGAGAAGGATAGACAAGAATCTACTGCAGCAATGCAGGCTATTGCCTATAATCAAGCCTTTAGTACTGATGAACAGATGGCTAGGTATCTAGACCCTAATGCTTCAGCAGCAGATAAGTATAACTACTTAAAGCAGGTTAGAATATCTGCTCATAATGTTGTTGTAATGCGTTCTATTATTGGATTGTTCTCTCCAATAGCACCATCTATGCAGGAGAGTATTAATGTTCCAGAGTACCTAAAAGAAGTGGGTATAACTGGATTACGTCCAGAGTTTTATGACTTAGTAAATGCAGTAACTCAGAAGTATAAGGGCGATGTTCAAGACCCATACGAGTTGGCAGTTGCTACATTCGTTGGCAAGAATCCAGGTAAGTTAATCTATACCGTTGCCCGTAATGAGAAGCAGACTAACGTAGTTATTCAAAAGACTAAGGCTGTTAAGTCATGGGCTATACAGAATGAAAGTAACATTAAAAAGTATGGCGAGTCAGCATGGATACTAGCCCCACATGCGGGAGAGTTTGATGCTCCAACCTATGCTTATCTAGAAGCAGCAGGATTGCTAGAAAATAAGTCTTTAGAAAACTACTATCTAGATGTTCTAGTGGCTAAAGATAAGCAGGCTTACTATGATATTGCTAAAGAAGAAAAAGAGTTTTTAAAGTCAACACCTAGCATTAGTGCTCGTAGAGCAAAGATTGCTGATGCAACAAGAAGACGTTCATTACTTAAAGCATCTAATCCATTACTAGAAGCAGCCCTTGTGGCTGGTGGTAATGAGGTAGCAACAGAGTTAAATATGTTGGCTAACCTAGAAGAGATGATTAAAGACTCATCTGTGAGTATGCCAACAGGAACACGTCAAAGACTAGCAATGGTTACATCAAGAGTCCGCCAGTTCGTATCTATGGCTAATGATGCTTCACTTCGTGAGGCAGATAACTTTGCTGATATTAAAAGAAGTTTCAGAGATGAATTAGAAAACTTGATTGCAAGTTTAAGTTCTGGAGATGCTGTCTTAACAGAAGCAAGCAGAGCGATATTCAAATCAATTCTTGGTTACTACTCCCGCGATACATATACCGCTAAAGCATACAAAGGATACTAATGGCTGAATCAAAAGAACAACGTGAGTTAAGAGACAAGCAAAGAGGTCTCAAAGCATTAAATTCTCGTGATGCTGCAAGCATGGACTTACAACGCAGACAGATGGCTATTTTCGATAATGATGATAGACCAAGTTCTGTGTCAAGATATAATGCAGCAAAGGCTGAACTAAATAAATTAGATGCTCAGGTTCAAGCACGTATTGCTGAAATAAGTTCAATTGATACTAAGTTAACTGCTATAGCAGATGCTGAAAAACAAGGAAAAAGAACTAAAGAAATTGCAGATAAGAAAAAAGAATTAAAGACTGCACAAGATACTCTTCAAAGAGATAAAGCCACAAGACTAGAAGCAGAAATTAAAGCATTAGAAAATGCACAGATAACTGCAACTGGTGGTACTTCTGGTAATGTACAATATTCTGGCGATAATGAGTTTGTTAAAGATGTTAATGCCAAAGGTTTAGCGGTAACAACCGACCCTGAAACTGGTGGTAGTTGGGTCAGCGGTACCGAGGGTGACAGTCAGGTTCCACAGTATATTTACATAGGACCTCAAACTAGAGTCCCATTGTTTATGAAAGATAAGCCTGGCCAACTTGTCAATGACTACGCACCTTCTACATCTAACTTTGATGGAGTAAGAAAAAGAGTTATAGACGATGCTATCAAGTCACCTCGTGGGCTAAAAGGTTTATTTGATGACCTAAGAAATGCTGGTCTTAGAATACCTCAAGTTGACTACGACAGACTTGATACTACTAGTACTAGTTTTGGTAAAGCATTATCCTTTGCATTGCAAAAACATACTAAGGTAATGATTAATGATTTAGAGCAAAATAAAAATATCAATCCAAAATCATTTTTTAACTATATACAAGAGGACCTTAAAGAATCAGGTATAGGTGGACCTCAAGTATCCTATGATGAATATGTAACTAAAGTAGATGAAGCAGAGTCTGACCTAAATAGATTCTTTATGGAGTATGTAGGTAGAAGTGCTTCAGACGAAGAGCAGAAAAAATATTACAAACAATTAAGAGCATTAGAAAAGAAGAATGCTCAGGTTACTACTCAAACTGAAACAGATTCTGGTGGTACTTCAAAAAGAGTTACTGGCGAGTATCAATTAGATGCTGAAGATATATTACAACTACAGCGCAAAGTTGCTGGTAAAGCACTTGATGGTTCTGACATTGATGTAATATTAAAGGGTGGTAGCAAGGCTGCTCAAGACGTTAATAATGTATTAGATTATGCTAAGAAGTATGGAGTAGCCCTATCTAGTAAAGATGCTTTAAAGTATGTATCGAGTTCATTAAAAAATAATGAAAGAGATACTAAGGCAATCCAGGCAAAATTACTTGCAGTATCTAAGGCTACTTATTCTAACTTATCAGATGTTCTATCTGAGAGTGTTGACCTAGATGACTTGTCTGCTAATTATAAATATACAATGCGACAAGTATTAGAGATACCTGAATCACAAATTGATACCATGAATCCAACAATTCAAATGGCACTTAAGAACAATGGAAACAAAGGAGCAATGAACTTGACTGAATTTGAACGTGCTCTTAAGAAAGACCCACGTTGGGGTGATACTTCAAATGCTTTAGAGACTGCTGCTGGATACGCTAATAGTATTCTGCGTAACTTTGGATTGATAGCATAATGGCATCTCCTAAACCAGTAGTCACACCTAAATCAACAGCCACTAAGGCTCCTGCTGTTATTGCTAAACCAGCCGCTCCTAAGATTCCTGCCGTTATTGCCAAACCTGCACCTGTAACACGAAAAGGTGAAAGTGGTGGTTATAGTGGTATCCCTACAACAGCAGCAAAGACTCCTACAAAAACTCCTATTAAAACAGGCGGTACATCTAACCAAGCCGCTATTGATAAAGCACTTGCAGGTATAAAAAATGATTTAGATAAATTAAAAGAACTTGGTAAAACTTTAACTGGTGGTACTACAGTTGAAGATATTGTAGAAGATACAACAACAGCAAATGATTACAAAGAAGACCCAAGTCTTGCCTATGCTAAGATGCAGGATGAAAAAGCAAAACGAAATGCTTTTGCTCTTCTTAAAGATGTATTTACTCAGTATGGTTTAAGTGAGTTAGCCACTACAATAGAGACTTTAATGAAGGAAGGTTATGAAGCAGAAGAGGCAACTCTTGCTTTAAAGACTGACCCAAGATACAACAAGGCTTATATTACTAGATTCAGGGGCAATGAGTTAAGACGTTCCTCTGGATTAAATGTATTAAGTGAGGCTGAGTATCTAGCACTAGAAGATGATTACACAAGAACCCTTAAATCATATGGTCTTGAAAATTATTTTGGTGTAGAAAAAAGCGTTAAACAATCAGCAATAGCCGATGTTATTGGTGCTGATATATCTTCTCTTGAATTTACCGAAAGAGTATCTACTGCGGTAGATAGAGTTAAGATGGCTGACCCAGCCACTAAGAGTGCTTTCCAACAATTCTATGGTATTGGTGAAGCAGACCTTGTTCAGTATTTCTTAGACCCTAAGAAGGCTTTAGTAAATCTTAAAGAGAAGGCTGTATCTGCTGAAATTGGTGGCGCAGCAATTGGTCAAGGATTGGCAGCAACTGCTACAAGTGCTGAAGATTTGGCTAGATATGGTATTAGTAGAGAACAGGCACAAGTAGGTTATAGAACTATCGCAGAGGAATTACCTACTGCTGATAAACTAAGCCAGATATATTCTCAAGAAGGAATTACATACGGACAGACTGAAGCAGAGCAAGCAACCTTTAAAGGTCTAGCATCTGCTAAACGTAAGAAGCAACAACTTGTTTCCCGTGAGGAAGCGGCCTTTCAAGGCTCATCTGGAACTGCATTAAGTTCTGGTGCTTTATCAACACAATACTTACGTAGAACATCCTCTGGAGGACAGTTCTAAAATAGATTCCCTACACGGATATACCAGCCCCGTGAGGTGTATAAGACTGGGAGTAGAAGCCAGCCAGTTTCCCCGAACTGAACTGTGGTCTACGAACTACAACGAATAGAAAGGGTGGTTGCTATGAGCAACAATTACTGGGAAGACGAAGACGAAGACCAAGATAACGATACACCTCTGCAAGGTGATGACTTAGTTAAGAAACTAAGAAAAGCCAAACGTGCAGATGAAAAGCGTATCAAGGAACTTACTGAGCAACTTGAGGGTTTATCCAAGGTGCAGCGTGAGAGAGTCGTCAAGGAAGTCCTAGAGAAAAAAGGTGTAAACCTTAAAGCAGCAAGACTAGTACTAAAAGACTTAGATGATGTTAACGAGGAGACAGTTTCTAACTGGCTCGATGATAACGCAGATTTGTTTGGAATAAATGTTCCTACTCAGTCTAATGCAGATAATACATCCCTTGCGGCACTACGCCAACAGGATGTATTAACTCAAGGTGCGGTTACACCAGACCGTGAGCAAGACTTCAACACAAGAATTGACAATGCTCAATCTAGTGAAGAACTCATTGCATTACTGCGGTCACAATAATTTAATTCCGTTCATAGTCACTTGGAGGTGACGAAATGCCTACAGTAAATTATACAAGCACAGGTTCTTCCACTCTTGGAGGTACCGCTGGCTCTGCTGGCTTAGTTCAAAAGGCGTATGACCGTCTTCTTGAATTCGCTCTCCGTTCTGAACCACTAATTCGTTCAGTAGCAGATAAGCGTCCAGCAAGACAAGCAATCCCAGGTTCAACAGTTGTTCTACAACGCTATGTTGACCTAGCAAGAGCAACAACCGCACTGACTGAGACAGATGATGTCGATTCAGTAGCGTTGTCTACACCAACATCAGTAACCATTACTCTTGCAGAGTACGGTAACTCAGTGTTGGTAACACGTGCATTAGAGTTATTCTCTCTTGCAGATGTAGACCCTGCAATTGCTAACATTATTGCCTACAACCTAGCAGATTCTATTGACTCTATCGCAATGACAGAATTGCGTGGCGGTTCAAACGTAATCTATTCAGGTTCAACAGCAACTTCAACTGCAACAATTACTGCAGCAGCAACTCTAAGTTCTGCTAACGTTCTAAAGGCAGTTGCTAAACTACGTGCTAACAATGCTGCCCCTCGTAAGGGTTCATCTTTCTGGGCTGGTATCCACCCAGAGGTATCTCACGATTTCCGCCTTGCTACTGACACAGGTAACTGGTTAGTACCAAACCAATATGGTGCTTCACAGGACCGCGTTTGGGCAGGAGAAATCGGTGTATACGGCGGAGCATTTTTCGTAGAAACTCCACGTATGTACAAGGCTGCAGACGGTTCTGGTGGAACTGCTGCTAACAGCGTATACCGCACAATTATTTGCGGACAGCAAGCACTTGCTGAGGCTGTGGCAGAAGAGCCACATACAGTTATCGGACCAGTAGTTGACCGCTTGATGCGTCATCGCCCAATGGGCTGGTATGGCGTATTAGGTTTCAAGCGCTACCGCGAAGAGTCTTTATACAGAATCGAATCAGGTTCTTCAATCGCTGCTTAGTTGATTGACGGTTGGGCACTGTTTATACGGCGAATACGTTGCAGTGCCTAACAGTAAGTTCATTAAGGAGAACAATGACAAACTATCTATTTAAGACACCAAATGTAGAAGAGGGACCAGCAGGTAATCACAGACTGTTCTACTTTTATAAACTAAATAGAGGTATCAGTATTGCCAAATCTGGTGCTACTTATAGACAAGTAAGATATCCAGTTGATTCAGACATGGCAGAGTATGATGAATTTTATCGTGGTGGTTATACCCATACGGTTGATGATGCAACTAGGTCAGCATTAATTGCTGGGAATGTTGGAGTTACTTCAGCCAACTTTACAGCGATATGAGTTTACATCAAGAAAGAACCCATCCAGAGTTTGTAGAAGGATGCTTTGGTTGCAAGATTAGTACCCTTGAGTTAGCCCCAGGGGATGCTAGAAAACAGATAGCCCAGAAAAAATGGGACGGAGAATTGGCTGCCTATCGTGCTGCAAGAGCAGAAGGTATCCAACCAGGAGGGACAACTTGGCGGCAAATCAATGCAGCACGGGAAGCCTCTGAAAAGTTAAACAAACCATATGATGCAAACACTATGCCAGCGGCACAAAAAATAGACCAACGGGTAGCAAACACAATGCGAGAGGTAGGAATGTAATGCCAAAAGTAGGAAAGAAAAAATTCCCATACACAGCCAAAGGAAAGGCTGCAGCCAAGGCTTATGCTAAAGGCGAGAAGATGGAATCCAAATCTGAAAAGATGATGGAGATGCGTAAAGGTATGAAGAAAACAACCATGAAAAAAATGGGCAAGAAGAAGTAACATGGCTACTAAGAAACAAAATAGACCACTAAAATCTTCAGTGGTAAGACCTGGTATGAAAAAACCTGGTCTACGTCAGACCAAAGAACTTACAGGTAAAGCAGCATTAGATGCATACCAAAAGTTAATATCTCCTAAAGGTATGGCTAAGACTAAAGCAGACCAAACAGCAGCACTTGATAAGTTAATGAAGAAGCGCTATGGAAAGAAGAAGTAATGAAAGCCAAAAAGGGAATGGGCTTCAAAGCAGCCCAGAAACAGATTGCGAAAAAGCAAGGAATCTCTTTGGCAGGTGCTGGCGCTATCTTGGCTGCGGGTGCGAGGAAAGCAAGTAAGTCTGCTAAGAAAAAGAATCCTAACTTATTAAAAGTTAAGGGAAAGAAAAAGTAATGTCATCTGGCCAATACAAACGACATGATGGATTTAATCCAATACAAATTAAAAACGGACTTGTTGTGCGTATTGGCAAGAATGGCATAGTCAGACAAGTACTAGGGAAGCAAGGGGAGTATGGCAAAGACAGCAGCATGGCAACGCAAAGAAGGTAAAAATCCTAAAGGCGGACTCAATGCCAAGGGCAGAGCATCCTATAAGGGTGGAACCCTCAAGGCACCTGTAAAGAGCGGGGATAACCCTCGTAGAGCCTCATTCTTAGCCCGTATGGGCGGAATGCCAGGACCTGAGCGTAAACCTAATGGTGAGCCAACAAGATTATTACTATCGTTACAAGCATGGGGTGCTAGTTCTAAGGCTGATGCAAAGCGTAAGGCTAAAGCAATATCTGCTAGAAATAAAGGAAAGAAATGAAAAAATTAACAGTTGCTCAGAAGTATAGACAACTTAAGAAACAGACTGAATCTGCAGGTATGAAAATAACTGAAAAAAAAGGTAAGTTAATCGTAACTCGTAAAGGGAAAAAGAAGTGAGTAAAACTGCAAAACACTATTTAAAAAATGGTAAAGAGTACAAAGGGCCTATTCATAAGATGAATGGTCAAATTCATACTGGAGCAAAGCATACAGCGGCTAGTAAAGTTTTAACTCACAGAAAGCCTAAGAAGGTATAATAATGCCAGCCAAAAAGACTAAGTCTAAAGTAAATGCTGCTGGTAATTACACCAAACCTGGTATGAGGGCTGCATTGTTTAAGAAGATTAAGGCTGGTTCTAAGGGTGGAGACCCAGGTGAATGGTCAGCCCGTAAAGCACAATTACTTGCTGTTCAATATAAGAAGGCTGGCGGAGGTTATAAGTAATGGCATTAGCCAAATCTCAAAAGTCTTTAAAAGACTGGACTGCACAAAAGTGGAAAACATCTGATGGTAAACCATCAAAGGGCAAGAAAAGATATTTACCTGAAAAAGCATGGGCAGCATTAAGCCCTGCTGAAAAGGCTGCAACTAATAAAGCCAAGGCTGCAGGTAATGCTAAGGGTAAACAGTTTGTAAAGCAACCTAAATCAATAGCCAAAAAAGCAGCCAAGTACAGATAACATTACTAACTAAAGGAAAACATGACAACTACCCTATCTGACATAATGAATGAAATCCAGATTAACCTTGCTGGATATACATATCAACAGGATAGAGCAACTCACTTAACAGGTGCAGTTACTACTACAACATCTCCAATTACCTCTCCAACTGTATTAAGTTTGGGGTCTACTGAAAATCTAGGTAAAGGTATTATTGAGATTGATGAAGAATTAATGTGGGTAGATTCATTTGACCGTGTGGCTAATACAGCAACTGTAGCCCCGTATGGTCGTGGTTATTTAGGTACTTCAGCAACAACACACTCTGCTGAAGTAAAGGTTACTATTTCCCCTACGTTCCCACGTTATGTAATTAAACGTGCAGTTAACGACACTATTAAAGCAATGGGTGCTTCTATATTTGCAGTAGGAGATACTACATTTACCTATAATGCAGCAGTTACTACATATGCATTTGAAAATTTAAACATAGATAATATTTTAACAATTATGTGGCAAGAGGTTGGTTCATCTAAAGAATGGATACCAGTAAGACGTTGGTCTTGGGATTCTTTTGCTGAGCCTACATCATTTGGCTTTGCCTCTACATCAGAGGTACAAACAGTAACTATTGGAGATTATATTACTCCAGGTAGAACTGTAAAGGTTGTATATGCAACTGAACCTGTAGCATTTACAACTAATGCTCAAGACTTTGCAACACAAACTGGACTACCAGAATCTTGTAAAGATGTGGTAGTACTAGGCGCTTCATATCGTTTGCTTACCTACCTTGACCCAGCACGTGCGTCTCAAGTTAGCCCACAAGCAGATGAAACAGATAGCAAGAGACCATTTGGTTCTTCACAGAACTCATCACGTCAATTGCTAGCCCTTTATACACAACGCTTACAAGAAGAAATACAGCGTCAACAAGTATCATATCCAATCCGCATCCACTACAGCCGATAGGTAAATAAATGACAACACGTAAATACTCCTCACGCTCACAGCAAACTACCCTTGCTTCAGCGTTAACATCTTCTGCTACTTCTGCAACTGTAGTATCAGGAACTTCCCTACTAGGCGGTGTAACTATCTCCGCTGGTCAAACCTTTACGGTAGTAATTGACCCAGATACGGCGCTTGAAGAAATTGTAGATGTAACGGCGGTTGCCACTAATACACTTACTATTACTCGCGGTATTGATGGTTCATCTGGTGTAGCCCACTCTGCTGGTGCAGTTGTGCGACATATGGCAATTGGTAGAGATTACCGTGAAGCCAATACACATATTGAAGCCTCATCTGGAGTACACGGAATTGCCTCTACTTCATCCGTAGTTGGAACTACTGATACCCAAACACTTACAAACAAAACTTTAACTGCCCCTACAATTACTAGCCCAACAATTACAGGTGGTGCTGGTGCAGAGTTTACCTCTATTGTATTTGAAGGTGCTACTGCAGATGCTTTTGAAACTACACTTACAGTTACAGACCCAACTGCAGATAGAACAATTACTTTACCTAATGCTACTGGTAATGTTGTTTTAGATACCCTTACCCAGACATTAACTAACAAGACTTTAACCAGCCCTACAATCTCAGGCTCACCAGTTATTACTGGTCTGTCTAGTGCAGGTATGTCAACATCATCTGCTACTCCAAAAGATTATGTAGATAGCATTCTAGGTTCTGCAACTGCAGCATCTACCTCAGCAGCATCGGCTGCTACTAGCGCTTCATCTGCTGCTACCTCAGCATCAAGTGCAGCAACTAGTGCAACTAGTTCAGCAACCTCAGCAACAGCATCTGCTTCATCAGCATCTGCCGCTGCTACAAGTGCTACTAGTTCTGCAACCAGTGCAACTGCTGCTGCAACTTCAGCCACATCTGCTGCTGCTTCTGCTACCGCTGCTGCAACTAGCGCTACAAGTGCTGCAGCAAGTGCTACTTCTGCTGCTAACTCAGTTGCTACTATTGCTACTTCTGCAACTTCTGCTGCTACCAGTGCTACAAGTGCTGCTACATCAGCGACATCTGCTTCTAACTCTGCGACTGCTTCTGCTACAAGTGCTACAGCATCTGCCACAAGTGCAACTGCCTCTGCAACTTCTGCTAGCGCAGCAGCCACATCAGCATCAAGTGCAGCCACATCTGCTACATCTGCAGCCACTAGTGCTACTAGTGCTTCAAACTCTGCTACATCTGCTCAAGAGTGGGCAACTAAAACTACTGGTACAGTAGATGGTTCAGAGTACTCTGCTAAGTATTATGCTCAACAATCCAATGCTGCTAATGCGGTCAATAAAACTGATATTCAGGCAAAGGGTGATTTAATCGTAGGTAGTGCAAATGATACTTATGTAATTTTACCAGTGGCTTCAACTGCTGGATATGTTTTATCTGTTGATTCAGCAACAACTTCAGGACTTGTTTGGTCTGCACCAAACCCTGGTGATATTACTGGCGTAACTGCTGGTACTGGTTTATCAGGTGGTGGAACCTCTGGTTCTGTAACCCTAAACCTAGCCAATACAGCAGTAACTGCTGGTTCGTACACCTATACAAATTTAACCGTAGATGCTCAAGGTAGATTAACTGCAGCATCTAATGGAACAGCCCCTGTGACATCCGTCACTTCAGGCAATACAACAAGAATTTCTGTTGGCGGTACGGCTTCAGCCCCGACAATAGATTTAAGTACCAGTGGGGTAACTGCTGCTACTTATACTCTTTCCACCATAACAGTTGACGCTTATGGTAGAATCACCTCTGCATCCACAGGAACAGCACAAGGTGAAACTTTCAATCCACTACTACTGATGGGAGCCTAACTTGGCTGCAACATATAAAGTGCTGGGTCAGGTCAATCCCAGCGCAACAACAGCAACGACTGCATATACTGTGCCGTCTGCTACAGAGACTGTAATATCTACTATTACGGTAGCAAACTTTGGTCCTGCACCTGCTACATATAGATTAGCGGTTAGGCCAAATGGAGCAACTTTAGAGAATAAACACTATGTAGTTTATGACTCAAGTGTGGCCCCACAAAGCACAGACACTTTAACTTTAGGAATAACCCTAGATGCTAGTGATGTTGTAACTGTATACGCCAGTTCAGCAACAATGGCATTTAATCTATTTGGAAGCGAGATTGCATAATGGCTACAGGAAATATTAAAGGCGGTAAAAGAAACTACTCAAAACCTGCTGCTCCAAGCACGGTTACTGCTAGTGCTGCTACAACAACTTTAACATTAACAGTAAACTATACTCCAGATACAACTCGGGGACCTCAAGCATCAACTTATACAATTACTTCTGCATCCACTAATGGCGGTGGAACATTTAGCAAAACTACATCATCTACATCAACTGTATCTTTTGATAATACAGATGGAGTTCTTGCTAATAAAAGTTACACTTTTAGTGTAACACCAAATAACTACAATGGTGGAGGTGCAGCAAATACAAGTGCTGCAATAACATCTGCTGATTTAATTAGTATTGACTATTTAGTAGTTGCTGGTGGTGGTGGTGGAGCAGGAAGTAATAACGATACTTCAGCAGGTGGTGGTGGAGCGGGTGGTTTGCGTTCATCTATTTCCCCAACTGGTGGAGGCGGAACTGCTGAAAGTGTATTTCTTGCTGCAACATCAACTAATTACACAGTTACTGTAGGTACTGGTGGTGCACAAGCCGTAAACACATATCAAAACGCAACCAATGGTACAGATTCTACATTTGCCACTATTACCTCACTTGGAGGCGGTGGCGGTGGTGGATACGGTAGTAGTGGTAACTCTGGCGGTTCTGGTGGTGGCGCTGGTACTCACGGTAATAACCCTGCTGGTGGTGCTGGAACTGCTGGGCAAGGTTTTGCTGGCGGTGCTGGTAATAGCGGTCAAGGCGGTGGCGGTGGTGGTGCTGGTCAGGCTGGACAAACCAACAAAGAAGGTGGCTCTGGAGTTTCTAATAACATTACTGGCTCTGCTGTATCTTATGCTGGCGGTGGTGGTGCAACACAAGCAAACTCCTCCTCATTTGGCAATGGTGGTGCTGGTGGTGGCGGTAACGCTGGCAATACTGGCTCACAAGGTACTGATGGACTTGGCGGTGGCGGTGGTGCTGGTCGTGGCGGAGGAACAAACATTGGTGGTAGAGGTGGACACGGTGTTGTTATTCTTAGATACCCTGACACTAGAACAATTACCATTGGTGCTGGTTTAACTGGTACTACAAGTTCTGCAAGCGGTGGATATAAGAGAACTACATTAACTGCTGGCACAGGCAATGTGTCTTGGGCATAGGAAAGGAAATAACTAAATGGCATACTACGCTTTTTTAGATGAAAACAATATCGTTACCTCAGTAATTGAAGGTGTTAACGAAACTGAACTTATTGAAGGACTAGACCCAGAAACTTGGTATGGTAATTTCAAAGGACAGACTTGTAAAAGAACATCTTATGATGGCAATATTCGTAAAAACTATGCAGGTGTAGGTTTTACTTATGATGCTGCAAAAGATGCTTTTATACCACCTAAGCCATATTTGTCTTGGGTGTTAGATGAAACTACTTGCCAATGGAAAGCGCCAGTAGAACATCCCGAAGGACCTAGCCGTATTTGGGATGAAGAAACCTTAAGTTGGAAGGAAATACAATAGTGGCAGACACATCAATTACCCTGTACAGAGGTGCAGCAGCAACCTCTAATACAACGCTATACACATCTCCATCAGGTGTAGCAGTAGCAGTAACTAACATTGCTATTGTCAATGACACAGCATCTGCTGTTACAGCAACCATTAACTTGGCTACCATACCATTGGTATCAAGTATTTCTATTGCTGGTAATACTACTCAGTTCATTGACCTAGAGCAAATTATCTACAATGGCGAAACCATTACTGGTTCTGCATCTACAACTGCAGTTGACTTCCATATTGCAGGTTACGAGGTCTACTAATGACTATTACTAGAGTGCCAGGGCAACTAGCATATCTTGCACCAAACTGGACTGCATTTACTCCAGTTTGGAATAACTTAACTGTTGGCAATGCTGGGCAAGAGGCTAGATATACTCAAATTGGAAGCACCGTATTTTTTTGGGTTAAACTTGAACTGGGTAGCACTTCTTCAGTAGGCACAGAACCTAGAATGAATTTCCCAATACAGGCTAGGTCAACTGCTGCTGGACAATGTGCTCAATTAAATTACAATTTTCTTGATACTGGAGTTGCACAATATTTTGCAATAGGTGCTGGTTTAGTAAATAGTCAAACAACTTTCAGATTACAAATTTTTAACGCCTCCTTAACTTATGTAAACGCTACACAGGTTACAAGTACTGTTCCATTTAGTTGGGGTTCTGGTGATATTATTCATATTTACGGTTCATACGAGGTGGCATAATGACTAAAGAAGAATTAGTAGCGCAATGTCTTGCAGATAATCCTGTAATGATTCAAACAACTAATAATGTTGAAAGAGAACTATCAGAAGAAGAACGCCTTGAGGCAGCAAATAATTGGGCTGATATGCGCTTAGAGCAAATTGCTTATGAAGCAGAACTAGCAGCACAGACAGCAGCAGAAGAAACAGCCAAGCAACAGGCATTTAATGATGCCGTAGCAGCAGCAGTTGCTGCAGCACTAGCAAAACAATAAACAAACTAAGGGGACACAATGAGTAAAAATACAATAACCGTATACTGGAGTCCATTTCCTTTTACTAAGGAAGGTTCTCAATGGAATATGTTATACCGAGAACCAGAACCTGTTTTATCTGGTTTAAAATCTAACAGGAAAAAAGCAAATAAAGGTATTAGTAATTTTTGGATTTGTCCAACATTTATAGAATCTTTATCCAATGTATATCAAGTTAAAAATAATCTTGACTTAGACTTTTCATTACCTATGTCTGAGATAATTCAAAGGCAAGATAATGGTGAAGTTAATTTTGGTATTAATGCAGGAAAAGTTGCATTAATTTGTCCAAGAGCATCATCATTAAATAATTATGTAAATGTTATTTTAAATATGACTTGGCTTATGTTTGCTGATGAACCAGTCAATGTTAAGGTTAGTGCTCCATACTTCCCAACAGTTACGGTTGGTGACGGAGTACTGGTTGCTGCAGGTGAGTTTGATATAGGAACTTGGTATAGACCATTTAACTATGATATGCACATACCAGTAACAACCAAAGAATTAAACTTTAAAAAAGATGACCCATTATTATTCTTTGAATTCATGACAGATAAAAAAATTATATTTAAACGTTATTCTATGACCAACTATTTAAATGAACTTTCAAAAGAGTGTATAGATTTTTGGACTAGATTTGGGTCTAATATAAAAATGGTTGATAAATATAATATGTTTAAACAAAGCAATATGCGTGAGATTATATTAAAAGAAATACAAAATAATTTAATAGATTAATAAGGGGACACAATGATTAAAGAGAATGAAACCGTATCTATTGGCTGGTGCGATAACGGCACTACTGATGGCAAGTTTACCGAGGGGTTAATATCTATAATCCTTGCTGGTGCTAACAATGGTATGCCTATTGCTAGTTCTATTAGAGTGCAAGGCAATCAGATAGCCAGACAAAGACAGTCTTTACTAGACCATTGGTATGATAAAACTAAGACTGACTGGCTACTATGGGTTGATTCAGATGTAGTTGTTGATATGAATATCTGGAAACTACTACACGATACTGCAGATAAAGATACCCATCCAATGGTTAGTGGTATCTACTTTATAGCCAAAGATAGAGATGGCAGTCTGCCAGTATTTATGCCAGTTATATTTGATGACATAGATGAGTACACAGTTAAGTATCATCACCCACTACCACCTAATCAAGTACTTAAAATTGATATGGCAGGCATGGGATTTGTAGTTATGCACCGTGATGTAGTAACTAAACTACGTAAGAAGTATGGCAATGAAGTTTCTTTCTTTGCCGAGAATGACCAAAAAAATGAGAAGTTTGTAGGAGAAGATATTACTTTTTTCCGTAAATGCAAACAAGTAGGTATTCCACTACACGCACATACTGGTGCAGT